GTGGTTGTTGGTATTCCAAACTGTGCGTTAATTGCTGCTATCTGAGCATTGATTCTATTGATTAAAGACCTAACCTGCACCAAAGCAAACTCTGTAATACTCATGCCAGCTGCTTTTGCCTGTTCAGCAAGTTTTTTCAAGGCCTCGGCTGCTTCCATTTCTGCCAATATCTTCTTAGCCAAAGCATCGTTATTATCAAGTATGGCTAATTGGGCGCGTAGACGTGATTTAGTTTCTTCATCGGTTGCTTTACTTAGGGCCGCATTTAACCCTATGCGCTCCAGGTCGAACTTCTTTTTTAATTCTTCTACGTTCTTGTTCTCTAGCGCATTCTTTTTGTTAAGTATTGCTAATTCATCTTTCTTGCTCTTTAATAATTTAAGCTGAGTTTGGATTTCCGCAACGGATGGTCGGGCCACTGTGTTAAATTGTGAGGCTGTATTTTCTCGACCAATAGATCTTAAGCCTTCTACAGCGCGTACGGCTGGCCCGATATATGGTAAGTTTTTTAGGATTGATGCGTCAACGCCTGGTACATTACCTAGCAGTTTAAGTTTACTAATAATTACACCTAAGCCTACAATTACCTCACCTGTGGCTGTGGCAAAATCTTTCATATTCTTTGTTGCATTTTGAATACTATTATCATCACCTAATCGCGTTAAAGCATCTAATAAACTTTTACCGATAATTTCTTGGGCGTCAGCTGATGCTGCAGTTAATAGATCCATCTTTCCAGCATAGGTTTCTAATCTAGCAGCTGATTGACCTGCGAACTTTTTGTTAAGTTCGGTCATAATCAAATCCATGTCGCCAGTCTTTAATAATGCTTTATTTAGACCAGCACCTAACCTACTTAAACCAGTGGTATTACCTGCATAGCCACGTGAAAGAGCTGCAGTGACTTCGGTTAGTGATTTACCTGTTGCTGCACTTACATTTAATGCAGTATTTAATGCATCTTGGCTTGTAGTAAGCGATCCTGTTACTGTTAATAATTGTTGAAATGCTGGCCGTAATTGGTCGTCTAATACGCCTGTGGTCTTTTGTAGATTGGCAATATACATTTCTACGGCTGGGCCGCTAAATTGGTAGCCGGTATTCTTTAATTGTTGCTCTAAAGACTTGGCGGCTTTCTCGTCTGCTATAAACGCCTGTACTGCTTTTTTGCTAAAGTTTAGTAATTGATATGCGCTAAATGTGACGGCAAAAGTTCTACCTAGTTTTTTAACTTGCTTATCAAAGGCCGATATATCTTTCTGACCTTTTTTTAATGCTTTGCCATTAAAGGTAGCAATAGCCGAGACGACTACGTTGGCCATTAGGCGGCCTTCTTAATCTCTGTGGCTTTGTTAAATTGTATAGCCGTAGAGTTTATAGCTTTAAGAATTGCATCATAAACTTCTTGACTATCTTGAGCCCATGCCTTGAATATAAGTCTGCCTTTTGTCTTTTTGCCACTACGACCTGGCGCACCTTTAATTCTTGGCTGTGAAGTAAGACCAGGCATAGACGTTACAAACTGATAGCCTGCAAATGGATTATTAGATGAGTACTCTCTTGTAGATTTGTTATACGTATATTCTCTAGCTCTTTTAGTACCTTCAAATCCTTGCACTGCACCGACTGGTGAATTAGGTGTGCTGGGATCTATTTGTTGAAATGGCGCACGTCCTTGTGGATTATTGCGACCTGCAGTCTCATAGATGCGACCAGCCGCGCTTACGTTATACACGTAATTGCTAACCTTAAATCCGTTTCTAAATGTTTTGTTTTCGCCTGAGTTATATCCGATACCTGCTTTTACAGTGCTAGCATCATATCTTGGAAATGGCCGATAGTTAATTGCTGGGTTAGGTGCTTTACTCCAGCCCGACAATACACCGCTATTGTTTGGTGCAAATCCTTTGGCTTTATTTGCTACACCGCGCATTAAAGGATCAATAGCAGTTCGTATACGCTGGCGCATATCTTCATCCATAAACTCTAAACCTTTAAGGACATCTTTAACGCCTACGACCTCGACTGGCATTTCTTATCTCCTTAGATCTATCGCTTAACACCTGCACAATTGCTGACAGCATGTCTGAGTCCATGTTAATAAACTCACTAGGCGCAATCCCAGTCTCTACACTTATAGCAGCCACTGTATAGAGAATGGAATCACGCTGGACTATTTTTTTTCTTCGTCTAATACCTCGACAGTTTCTAAGCTGTCAATAAACTCTGCACCCCATAAAGGTACTTGCGCACCCGATCTGCGTAAGCATTCCCATGCTAGCCAATAAATATGACTCTGCATTTCTGACTCACGTAAAGCTTTAGAGATGCCCATGCCTTTACTAATTTCAAAAGCGTACTCGACACCTGGTGTTATCTTATGCTCAGATACTTCACCATTAGCCCTTGTTATCTTTAGCTTTGCCATTATTACTCCTTAGTTAGAACGCCACCGATGGTGACACTGTTACTACTGAGTTTACTGTAAAGGTCACGCTAGAACTAGCAATTTCAGCCACGCCACCTGTGCCAATTGGGGTCAGGTTGTTTACCAGGATTGAAAATTGGTAAGTAGGGTTAGCAGCTGAGACTGTAGTGCCTTTAACTGTAATTACTGATACGGCTAAAGTCTGACCGAATGCAGCATTAAGTGTCTGCATAACCTGAGAAGATGCCCACTCATTAAGAAAATCAATTGTAAATGTGGCAGATTGTAGGCCCTGAGCAAAACGATGGCTAAGATCTGACATTGTTGTCACTTCAAGCTCGTCTACAATTTGATTGATTACAGCGTTAGTTACATAAGAACTAATATCTACTGAAGGTACTGTAGGCGCAGCGGCAGTAGCCAATTTAACGCCTACATTGTTATTTAAGTATATGGCCATTGTTATTCCTCTTCTTTTTTAGTTTGTGCGGTTTGTTTTGGTGCTTCCTTGATTTGGCCTATCTTGATTAAGAAGGCTAAGTCGTCTGCTTGTGAACTCATTTCAGCTCCAGTTCGTTAATATTGACACGGTGATTTCTGATGTTAATAAATCTCCACTTGCTGCATTAGTTATAGCTGGAGCGGAGACACTTGATATGTTATAAACCAGGGTAGATGCCGCTAGTTTGTTTACTACTGCTACAAGAAAATCTTCTATGCCTTTTAGGTTACCTTGATTATCAAATGCAGGTGTAGTTACTAAAATCTTAAAATTAGCCAAAGGTGCAATACTTGTCTGGCTATTATTGCTAGGTACGATGTAAGGATCGGATACAGTTACGACCACGCTATTTGCGAGAAGAGTTGCAGGTGGAAAACTAAAGGTATTCCACACGCCTGCATTAGTAAGTGCGGTTGCTAAAGTGCCACGTAAGGTGCTTATTGCAGCCATTAGCCGACCAGTGAGTTAGGATTAGAATACGGCTGGATGAGACCACGCACTCTGTTAATCAGCTGATAACCCATCCGATATGGGCTTGCAGTGATCCCATCCATACCTACCCCACCAGTCTGGCTAACTTGACGGCTTTGCCAGATGTCAACAGCCACGATCATCGCAGCCTCTCGTATGGCAGGGGTCGCAGTGTAAGCCTGTGCTTTATGCTCTGGGCCAAGGGCTCGGCCATAGGGTTTAACAAAATGAAATGGATCGTCTGCAGCTGTCTTTGCGTATTGAATAATGCTGTAGCCATTAGGGTATGAACTAAATGCGTATGTACTCCAAAATGCTGTGCCAATAGATGCTGGCACTGTAGTACCGGGGAATGATCCGGTTAATGTGTATGTGCCGTTATATGTTGCACCACAATTACTTACTGTTATTGATTGACCTGTAACAAATATGCCAGGGTTTGCTAACACTAAAGTTGCTACGTTATTGCTAATAGATGAGCCCACTACTGGGGCATCGTTATGCCATAAATAACCTTGTATTAAATCTTCTGCCGATTGGCAACACTCTTCCACTGTGGCGTCACTGTATAAAGTGCCAATACCTAAATTACTGCGTAACTCTGCCATTGTTACCATTGCAGCGGCCATAGTGTCCTCTCTAAAAAGCTCCCTAGGGCTAGGGCTACTAAACCCTAGGGATTATTAAATTAACTAACTTATTAGGTTAGGTTGAAGCGGCGAACGCCACCTTGTACTAATACACCAACGGCCATGTAGCCATATAGTGATGTCTCGATCTCGCCTGATGTTGGGATATTTGTTGACAGACGTAGAATTGGTGACTCGTAAATTGATACTGCTGAAGGTACAACAATAAATGCTGACTCATCAATTACAGTAGATACTGCGTTTGGATCTACGTATAGATCTAAACCAAGTACGTTACCGCGTAGTGAACGTGGTGATGCTTGTCCTGCTGCGTTCATTGGTTGTGATGCTGTGTAAATTGGGCGATCAGTTGTGTCTTTAGCACCAATTAACAAATTCCACTGACCAGTGCCAGCGATGTAAGCAGTTGCTAACTCACCTGTTGCAAGGTATGCAGCTGGTGCTTGCTCTGCTACGTATGCAATAATGCCGTTAGATGTTGCAGCTTGTGGGTTAGCTTGTGCGCCACCTGCTGTTAATGCTGCAATTACTGCTGCATCTGTCGCCTTGTTATAGGCTCGGGTCATATTTTCAAGCATAGCCTGAAAAAAGTCAGGCGAAGATCTTTCAAGGACCTCTAAACTGTAGCGTTGTAATCCACTGTATTTTTTAACTGTTAGATTCACATAGCTTGAAACAATACCTTGCTCTGAAGGTGCGCCTGCTTCTGCAGTCTCTGCAACTGTACCTGATGTAGTGATCTTTGGTACTGAAATTGTCATGCCTGCTGCTGGTAATGCACGTGATCCAATTGCATCAATAGCTGGGCGTGATCCAATTAAAGTATCTACTACTGTAGGTACGAACTGTGTTGGATTAAATGCTGGGTTTGTAGTAAAGCTGTCATCTGCAGCAGTTAAGTATCTTGCTACATCTGCTTCTGCTTTCATTACCCATTGTGCTGATTCGTAATTACCTAATTTTGCCTTAATGCTGTGTTCTAGCATGTGTGCTTGTGTCTTGATTGGTGAGCGTGGCTCTGTATAGAAGGATGCACTAATCGTTGGACGTGCGGCTTCTACTTGAGCAACCTCTTCCACTGGTGTTGCTGTTGGCTCGGTGGCGTTGTCCACTTGTGCCTCACTTTCCGTAGTTGGTTGGATTGTTGCATCCGCTTCGCCTTCGCTAGCGGCAACTTTAGTTACTTGCGCTTCTGTAAATGCTGGTGATTCCACAAGGCTTACTTCTTTAAGCATCGCCTTTGTTACATAAATATAATCTTTTTTCTGTGATGATTTAATTACATCCACGCCTACAGACATACCAGATATAAGATTTTCTTGTGCAAGGGTCAAAGCGTCTGAGCCTTGCATGCTGGCACTAATTTTAAAGCTAGCGTAGATACCGTCTTCTTCTTCATTAAATCTTTGCATACGGCCAATAGGCTTATCGTTGCGGTGTTGCATAAGCATCTTAATTTTGCCAGGGTCGCCTACATCTATTGATCCTTTAGCAAATACGACAGGTCCAACACTTGTTCGGCCCACACTTTCAAATGGCACAATTTTGCCTGCGATGACTCTGCGTTCACCGTCTGCACTCTCTATCTGACTACTGAACGTAAGTAACATCGCCGCTCTCATTTCCGTTAGGTGTTAGGTCTTCCATTTCTTTTGCTTGCTCTAAATCTATAAGTCCAAGGGCTAGCATCTTCTCTATTGTTTCTAGTCTTGCCTTATCATCTGATCTTAAAAATGTTTCGCTAATATTAAAGCGCACAATATGCCCAGCAGCTGTTATATCGTTCATGCTTAATCTGTCTTCAATAGCACAGATATAAGGTTGCAGTGAATAGGCTACAAATTCTTTACGGCCATCAATAATATTCTGGTAAGTCATGCTGTTGTTCATGTCTGCAGAGATGTAATATGCAGGTACGTTCATGGCACGTGCAATTTGTGTGGCTAAATATTGTGATGCTTCGTTATACATCATATCTTTAGGACTAAAACCAACAGTCTCATAAGATAATGTGCTGGTTAGGTATGCAGTAGATCTTGATTGACGTGCTGCCTTCCAAGCTGCTAATAATCCTTGTACTTGTGACTCTGGCATATCTGCACCAGTGTTTTTTAAGAATCCTGTTGCCATCGGTGTTTGTGCTGCTACAGCTGCAGCCTTTTCTAAATCTAATGCACTTTGTATTGTGCGACCTGCTGTTTGTAATACGCCTTGTGTTAATCCTTGGAATGTAACTAATGATCCTATGCCAACCATTGGTACTTTTTGTCCGTCTATTGTGTAATAGATAACTTCTGTACCTAATTGATTTGTTTGTGCAACTACACGAGTATTAGCAACCCACTCGAATCTTGATGGTCGTAAATCATCTGCATATACTTCTGTAACACGCCAATATGCAACGCCATAAAATATAAGACTATCGACAGTCCACGAGATAGTGACGGATCGTGGCTGCCGAATGTCTGGCTGCTCGCACCATAGTGGCGTACCTAATTGTGCGCCTGTAGATTTTTTGTAAAGCTCTAATGGTAAATATCCTATAACACCTTTAATTAAATTAGCGCATCTATTAACTGCAGGTACTTGTGTTGCAAGTGTGCGATCCATTGGGCCTGCACCAAATGTGTTGTAACCAAATCCAATGGTGTTATCGCCCATAACAGCTGGGGCATACTGCGCCTGTAAGTTTTGTTTATTATTAGTTAGACCTAATGCTGACAATATACCCATATGTATATTTTATACCATAAATAGGACTTATGGTGCAACTTAGACAAATATCTGCGCGGTTTGTTGTGGGCGTGTCAACTGGCTTACGACCATGGCTAGGGATATGGCAGCTGTAACGTCACCTGCAGATTTACGCCTGATAATGCGCCATCCAGCATCGCTAGTCTTAGCAGCACAGTTATTTAGGTGCTGTACTAGATCTGCCTGACCACTATGCACCATTCTGCCGTTAGCCATAGCATCCGATAAGTCTGAGCATGCCTGGTAGAAGGCTTGACCCGATACATCTTGCATACGCCATCCGCTTTGCTCTAATCGTGTTGCTATTGACTGAGTGGCATACTTGTCAAAGCAAATTATATGTGGGTGATACTTCTTAGCCCACTCATTTATATCGCTAGACATTTTAATCTCATCTATTGCAATATCACTATGCCAAAGCTGTGCAAGTCCTACGGCTATTTTGCCGTCTTTCATCTGACCCATAATTAAAGCACCTGATCTTCTTGTAGGTGCAATATCAAAGGCCATTATAGTCATAGGCCCGACAGGGATCTCTAATGTGCTGTCACTGCATGCTTCTATACTGCCATAGACCCAAGGACTTACTGCGCTATCTACCCACTGGCATAACATCTCAGTACGTGTAGCTTCTATGCTGTTTGTGTTTACAGATTCTTCTAATGTGTCTTCTGTTATCAAATGCCCTAATGCTGGATTAGCCATAGCCCAGGCTTTGCGATCGTGAACTTTACAATGCTGTGGTGCGCTGTATTCGTAATAACCTAGATTGTCCGGTGGATATGATTTGCAACGCTCTACTAAATCATTAAGCACCGTACTAAATCCATCACCTGCGTTACTTGTCATTAGTGTCATGGCTGCGGGTCTTGCACGGGTTACTGGCAGTGCAGCTGTATAAGCTTCTGGTGTCCATTCACGTAACTCATCTATGTATAGGAAGTCTGCAGTCTTACCACGTGGTGCATCTCTGGTCGCTGCTGCTATCTCATACCTTGCACCGTTATTTAATGTAATAGATTCTTGACCATTAGCAAGTCTTATCTGTCTAATTTGTTTAAGTAGAAATTCATTATCTTGTATTGTAAATGCAACCTGCCTAAACGTATCTAATGCCATATTACGATTAGAAGACATACCCAGCACGTTCTTAGATCCCCATAGGAAGAGATGCGACAGTATTAGCATACGTGCTAGGTGCGTCTTACCGTTTTGACGGGCTACTAATAGTAGAGCTGTTTTCTTACGCCACATACCAGCATCATCTACAACTAGTAGATCATCTAGCACCCAGCGTTGCCATGGGATAAGCGGTAAACCTATTTTCTCGGCTAGATCTGCGACTTCTTGTGATTTAGATGGGCCTTTTAATAAAGGCGTGTGAATTCTAGGCTCAGTGCTGCCAATTAGCCCGACCCCTCGTGGCGTCTGTTTTAGTTCAGTATCACTTTGCATCGAAGTCAAGCGTATCAGGTTTAATAAATGGTGAGTCTGGCACTGTTCGGACCGTCTCAGGGAGAGAACGTTGTGA